GCCTCTTCTTTCAGCCAACCTACTATCTTGTCGAGGTTTTGAGTACACCACTCTGCTCCTTGTTGATCCATTATTCTAGCCCGTCGATTGCACTTGCAGTCTCCGTGCGGGCGAATACCAAACTTTGCGAGTAGCTTCTTCAACTCCGTACCAGGGCCGCTCTCTACGATCTGATCGCTTCGTACTCTTGAATTCCTATTAGAACCCCTTCCTACTTTCTGTCTCCCTTGAATATGGATTATATAACCCATAACCAAACGCACTATGGATTGAGTATAACTGAAGCTGTAGAATTTGAATAGTCGCAGTAAACAATACAGAATCCAGGGTAAGGCCAGGTATGAATTAGAACAAGGTCAAGGACTCCACAAGAAAGATATCCCTCTTTAGGCTCTACGAAACATCCTTCCCATCTAGCCACTTGGCAATTGCCCTCTACTCTTATTGCTTCTACACATATTCTATCAGCATCTATGTCTCGGTCAAAATTTACAGTATAGTGTTCATGAGAACTTGATCTGGCGCAAGTTTCGTATGGACCGTCAGGTGGGGTATTATCCTGATAATGAAAATGACAGTTTGCAGATATTGTTCTATCAAGAGTCCAGTCTTTATTGTTACAACCACATCCGCAGGGTGTATCGAAAGGTGCTGGCCCTGGACACTGATCGGGATCTCTTGGGACTACTCCAGCTATTCGTAGAGTAACAGTTTGATTATTGGGGTCAGATAGTGGATCACCACCACTATAATCGGTGCAATGTACGCAATCAGCAACACAACAAGGAGTGCAAGATAGATCAAATGTAGCTCCCATTTCAACTTATCCCGTTCACGTCCCCGTCCCTGTTATTGGCGACTCACAACTGAGCACAGGCGATACACTAACAATCCAAACACCAAACTTTTCACGGTGGATTATAATGAAGTTCAATACTAGATCGTCTAGCGGCTCGGTACCTGTTCCCGTCTCTACATCACAAGGCCCTGTACCTGTAGCGGCATCCCCGCAATCTTCAGGTTCGATTACGGTTCCTACAGGAAAGCATATTTCTCTATCACATATCGTCAGTTCGCAGTCAGTCTCATCGAAGCACACACTTGTTACAAGAGTAACTGTAGGAGACCTTTCTATCGTTACTTCCCGAGGGATTTCCCTAGGAGAAAGATTGTATACGTCCTTCGTGAAACCAGCGGCCACCAACTCACCACCGACGATTTTGTATACATCACACTCAGCAAATCCCGGGGTACCTATCTCACCAGCAACAATAGTTCCCGTCCCCGTTAAGTCTACTACACTGAAGGCAGGAATACCTCCACCTGGAGGTAACGCTATATAGGTTTCAGGCGCTAGATAATCCTGGGCCTCTGCGTAAGAGCGCTCTTGCTGCGGCCGACTAGGAGTGTTTACTCTACCCTTACGCTCCTTATCTAGTAACCCTTGCAACAGGTCGCGGTCTTTCTCTGTTAGAAAAATAGCAGATGCAGTCATGGTTTCTACCTAGGAAAGATCGTCAGGGTATACTCAGTGATGCCAGACTGAGATCGGATGTAAAGCAAGGTTACCTTGCTCGGGAAAGCTTGTATCGACTCTCCAGGTGGTATCAGCCAATAGCTTCCATCAATGACAGCGTAGGATAGCTGTAGTACCTTCTTTGCGCTGGCTTCCTTCTCTTCTTCAGTAGGGTTTCTCTGAAGCCCCTGGCCTTCTACGTTCTGTATAATCAACATCCCAGCAGATTCTACCCATCCGCAGTCCAGCAATTCCCACTCCTCAGTCGCCTCTAACTCTCGCTGGTAGAGTTGTTGGTGTGATTCCAAGGTGCGAGAGAAGGCAGAATTGACCATCTTCGGCTCTTTCCCAACACGTTGGTGATAAGCTCTAGAGACTACCGTGAGGCGGTCTTTCAAGGGATTGTGAAGAGGGATGACGTGCAGCTCTTGCTCATCTTGGTCACCCATGGTTTGCTCCTAATTAGTCTGTGTCTGTTACGCCTCAAACGCTTCCACTACTACGTCGCAACTAGCTGTGTCTGCCTTTATCCGAAGTCGATTGGTATCCGCCCCTGTGGTTCCCGTACCCGTCATGAACTCTTCCTGAAGGTTACGAGATAACCGTAGCGGATAGCTTTCACCTGGTAGCACTTCACCTAATGGATAGAAAGTAGAACCTTCCGGGTCCCAGATCCCGTACTCTACGAAGTTATCGGGATCTAGGTTTTGAATTCGACACATCCCAGGTGTAGTTAACTCGCTAAAGTCTACGTCAATTCCGTCAACTGTAGCCGTAAGAGCTCCAGGAGATGGGCCCTTGCTGCCAGTCATATCAGCCTTGAATGACGTAGGCTTACTAGAGTAGTCAAGATTGTCCTTCTTGATTTGGAGACTTGCGCGTACTTGTATTTCGTTAGCCATCAGAACGTTTCCTTGTGAAGCTGAGAATCTGTGATTCTCTATAGTGAGATAGGTATTCCGAGAAGTAGGAAGTTGGACTCAGGATAGTATTCAACATCTATTTCTCCTGCGTCCGTAAGCGAACCCGTTCCTGTTTGGAGTAGGGAAGTCGCTGGATTACCTACCCCATCTAGGATGACCCTTGCAATCTCTCCGCGACTGTCTTTGAACCGTACGAATATGCTTGGATCATCCTTATCCATACCGGCTTCTGCTTCCCATGTAGGATTGGTCTTTACATTGATCCACTTCCCTGGCAATACCTTGGTTCCTTCATCCCTGATAATGCGATCGAAAGTATCAAAGTTGATATCAAAGCTAAGGCTGCGCGTGTAGTAAAAGTTACACAGACCGTACAGTTTTCGCTCCCAGGCTACATTCGATAGCTTGATCCTGCGAATACCAAGACCCCACAAAGGTGCGTCGTTTACTGTGTCCACCATCTCTGAAAACACATCCAGTTCCAAATTGGCCACGTTCTGACCTATGTGTACGTCGGGGCGGTTCGCATCAAACTCTACCTGCGGCCCGCGAATCTGCTCGTGACTAGAAGATTGTATATGCTCCCCAAACCGATCCTTTACCGCTTCTTCCGTGTATTTGACAAAACTGCCGCTTACCTTCTGAGGTTCTAGCAACGGGTCTTCAATCGTCTCATCCTGACATCTATCTTGTGGTTTGGAGCTGAACGTGTTCTCTACCAGCCAATACCTGTTCTTATCTCCCTTCTTTTCTTTGTGAATAGAGACACTTAGAGCAGGCAGACAGAACGCCCATGGATCCAAGTCATTATCAAAGTTCCATGCTGAACCGGTCGTCGGGAGCCCAGAAGCACCCATCACCACCTGCGGCCCGTCTAAGACATCCGATTTTACAAGATGCGTAATCTTATAATTACGGTACCCTTCGTCGTCTCTACTGGCGCTCCAGGTTATCTGTTTTCCGATTACTGATGCTGTCATTATTCTAGCTCGGCTGCTTCGAGTTCAATTGTCTCCCGATCCTCAAGTGCGTCTCGAATTTGCACAAGCAGGTCAGTATGCTTCTTTGCTTCCTCGCCATTCAACCCGGGCATGTCCTTAGTCCAGCCCCACATAGATTGTTGTTCTGCGGCGTCCAGTACCGGAGTTCTCCTATCTGCCTTTCTGTTTACCCTCCTCGAAGCCAAGCGGAACTCTGCTATCCGTGATATGTCCTCTGCGCTACCTACCCCAACCCCTGTCACAATCTGGAACCTGATGGGGATGGTTATTGGATTCTTTTCAAGAGGTTTCAAGGCGTCTGCAAGAGCTTTCTCCGCACCCTTGAACGCGCGGACGAATGTTAATTCGGCTTTGAATCCCTTACCGAATGCTCCTACTTCCAGCAAGTGTTCGAGCTCCTTGATCTTCTCCTTAAACACTTCCTTCGGAGGCAGAAATTGCCTGCGAATTTGTTCAGCTTGGGATGCTTCTTGTGCTTGCTGACCTACCGCTGCCGCGAATCTGCTTTTCAAGAGCGAGTCTTCTAAACTCTTGATCAACTGCTTTGATTCTTCGGCAGCTTTGCGTCTTGCAGCTACTTCCATATCTAGTACCTGCTTCGTAGACACAAGTGATTCTTTCTCAATTGTAGACTTGCTCGCTAAGGCACTTTCGAGCGCATCATTAGCCTCTCGAAGTGATTGCTCAGCGCTTTCGAGGTTTGCTTCAGCACCCTCAGTCGGATCAATACCAAACACGGTTCCAAGTCTCTGAAAGTTTGCAGCCATCCTGCTTAGACCCGCCGGCTGCTGCATCGGATCTAGTTGCTTCTGAGCCGAATTCAGTTCGCGCTGTACTGCCTGAACAACCGACAATAGTCGTTTTTGCTCTTGACGTAGAGCGGCGATTCTCTTGGCAGGATCCTCGATACCACCCATAACCTGAATTCTCTTGCTTTGAAGCCTGAGCAACTTCTCGTTCGACTTCACGACGCCTTCGAGTTCCTTCCGCAGCCCGGCGGTGGCGACTCTAAGAGCTATGAAAAAGCCTACAACCCCGATACTAACTAGCCTTAGCATTGCAGCCTTGGTTGATAACACGACAGTACGGAGCGTACGCAACCCGAGTACACTGAATCCGACGATGCGAATTAGTGAACCAAAGGCGATCAATAATGGTCCAATAGCGGCTGCTACGACACTAATTATCACAGCCGTCCTCTTGACTTCGAGGCTCAGTTTCCTCCAATAAGAAATACCATCCTTGATATAGCCTGAGAGTTTGGTAATCATAGGAGCTAGTGTTTCCCCGATCCCTATGCGAACCACCGTCAACTGATTCTTCAGAATTTTCAGTTGATTGGAAAAGGACTTCATCTGCTTGTCAGCAACCTCCTTGGTCGCTCCACCTGCGCTGATGATCTGTTTCTCATAGTCCTTCATCGTTTCAGAAAGACCAATCAACGGCGCGAGAGATTTCTGAGCAAGCGCCTCAAATCCCAAGTTGCTCAGAGCCTTCTTGATCTCTGGCTTTGTCAGTCCCTTGAAACTCTTCTCCATATCAGCAATAATGTCAATAAAGTTACTAAACTCCCCGGTAGCTTCGTTAATAACACGGATACCTCGTTTCTCGAACTCAGCAGCGTTCTTCATCTGGGCAGACGTCAATAGCCGGGTAGCTCGACCGAATAAGTTGCCCGCCTCCGCGCCCTTCTTTCCTGCCGAAGCATACGCTGACAAAACAGCGACGGTCGTTTCCAAACTCTGACCAAAATCTTTTGCAGCTGTTCCGGCGTCAGCGGTCAACGCCTGTGAAATCTGTCGAACACTGGTATTAGCTAGCTGATTTGCTTTGACAAAAGCGTCCGAAGTCCTGATCAGTTGCCTCAGATTCTCGTCTGCGTCTTTTGACGAGAGACCCATCGCCTGCTGAGCATCCGTGAGCAGATCCGTTGCTTCGGCCATATCGAACGCTCCGGCAGTCGCGAATTGAGAGACTTGTGGAAGAGCCTTCATGGAAGCTTCTGCATCTAACCCAGCCGACGCCAGAAAGAAGAAGGACTCAGCTAAATCTTTTGGCCCCTGGGTAGCCCTAGTAGACAATTCAAGAGCCAGCTCTCGCATCTGTTCCACTTGATTTCCAGTCGTCTGCATAATCGAGGTACTCTCGGTCATCGCCTTATCGAATTTAGCAAAGGCATGAACTGCAAGACCACCCATAATCGTAAGAGGAGCGGTCACTCTAAGCGCAAGGGACCTACCGAAGCGGCTCATACTTGCCCCAAATCTCTTGAGGCTGGCGGCAATCTGCTCCATTTTCTGGCCGGCACTCTGAACTACAGCCGCAGCTTGCTTAGCAGAGACCTGCGCATCACGGAGCATTTTCTGGTAACTCGTAGCGTCACCTACAAGGCGGACTAACAGTCGTTCTATTTCAGTTGTGGCCACGTTTCTTCCTTTTCACAAGCCCTACAATACCACCCCATATTGACTTAGACCGATCCACCTTCTCCTTTTCCTCATCAGCCGTCTGTTTTTCTGGTTTTGCAAACACTTCCTGATGCTCTAGTTTGGCCTTGTTTGGCTCTTTCATCAAGACCTGTTGAACTCGTTGAGCTATTCGCATTAGGAAGTAATCACTACGAGACGGTCGGTACCACTCATCGTCTAGGTAAGTATTCCACAGCTTGAACTCCCTGTGTGTGTGCTCCTGCATACACTTTCTTAGAGGCATTTGAAGGTGACTAGCCAATCGCAGCCACCCTCTATACCTCTCTAAGAGTTTTTTTCCTCTTCCTCCTCGTTCTCAAGTTTCTCGATCTTCTTGCTGATGGTACTCTGCTGCTCTCTCAGAGACTTCAGGTCTTCCTTGTCGTCTAGGTCACTGATCTCTTTGACCTTTATGAACAAAGGCTTGACAATACGAGACGGCCACTTCATCACGGTATTCCGATGAACTGGATTAGGATGCGGTTTCCCCTCGCTATCAAGAGGAAAGAGACAGCGAGAAACCAGCAACGACTGCATACCGCCGATGTCTTCAGGGATACCTACGACTTCCGAGTCTTTTATAGGTACTCCTTTTATCCTTGCGTTGTTGTACAATGCAGCCGTCTCTTCGTCGGCCTCACGCAACACGTAATTGTTTCCTGCGATAGATACAGGAATCTCGATCAGGGTTAGGTCGTTGAAGTCAAAAGACTCAGTCATCAGCTTTGCTCCTTAACTAGGTAGTAGAGTGAAACCCCCGGGGGCCCGCGAGAGGAACGCACGGAGCCCCCGAGGGGAGGCAACAGACGACTAGCTTCCAGCAACATCAGTGTAAACAGGGCCTTCCTCTTGGTTAGCCGCTGGGTCCCAATTCGTAGCCACGATCACGACACTACATTCCGGCTGAGTTCCTTCTACCAACTCGGCAAACTCGATCGATTTCAAGAACCCCCAAAAAGCTAGCGTGCTCCCTTCAGGCCAATGGATAGTTATGGAACCCGTATCGTCATTGACCAGCGAGAGTATCTCGCTTACTACCAGCGGATCGTAAGCGGCTGTAACTGCCGCATCAGTTAGACTGGCTAGACTACGAGCAGCGCTGGTTCTATAGGCGGCGTTGAACATAGTAGTCGTATCAATAGCGTCTCCGCCGTCGACCCCGGGAGGCTGAACCGTTTTCTCCCAGAACGATACGTTGGCATTACTCTCAAACGCAATGTTACTTGCAAAGCCATCTCGCAGCTTAATACCAGTCGCTTCTGTCCTTGCTACTACTGCTGGAGCAGTCATCTTCGTTCTCCCTTGTTTAGGTAGTTTGTCGTAGTGCTACCACGACGTTAATAGTAAACAGATTCATCTTGCTGGTAGGTGTAGCTTTTCCCAATGATAGCGGCCCACTTCTTCGTGTGACCGCGTAAACTAGGTAGGTATCGTCACCTGTACCCACTACGTCACTTACTACCACTGCATTCAAGGCTACGACATCCAAGGCCACTGCAATCTCCCTTGCTTTTTTCTGCCCATTGGGGAAGCTTGCATCTCTTACTCTAATCTGCACTCCATAACGCTCTTGGACTTCTCCGTCAATATGAGTCTTGCCTTGTATCTCCCCAGCCGTGTCGTAGCACGTTATCAGGCTATCAGGACTATTCGGCTCCTGCCCAACGTAAACCGGCCAGGCACTATCATCTGATGGAGTGCTACCGTCACCTAAATCAATAATCAGGTTTCGGAGTATATCCGCCGGAGAATGTGCTAGGCTTCCGCTCATTATTCCTTCTCTGTAAATGCGCTTCCCTTGAGGTTTCCCAGATCTACTGGGACTATTTTCTGACTCGCTCGCTGTATCCGTAGTCCTGCCAGTAGCAAAGCCTGGATAAGCGTCGCACCTCCTTTGATTGCTGCCACAATGTTCCTGCGGGTTTCTCCACTAGCGTTCATCTCTCTAAAAGGCTGTTCTAGGAATTTTGCTTGCTGCCCTGCTCCTCGACTTCCTGCACCTTTCTTAGCACCGCTACCTTTCAAAAACCGGCCTTGCTTATCCCTCTTTGTTTTCAACCTACCTGCGTGTTTCGCATTGTATGCCTCTCCGTGCGCTGCCTCTAGATTCTCGTGGACATACGGTGCATAACTTGCGCCATAACCTACATTTACATTTCCGTTATTCTTCCTGCGAGATTCCCTTTCGAGCTTCTCAAACTTCCTTAACAACGGTCTAGAGTCAATTATTCTAGCCATAACGTCACGCAGTAGCCATGATGTTTATCTGGAATTCACCTAACTCGGCAGGGAACATCTCTTGTCTACTAGAGCCGTCCTCTACAATAAAGTAAGCATTGAAGGTTCCCTCTTCATCTACGTCAGCATCCTGCGGATCGTACTGAACCTCTCCTGTTGTAGCATCTGTTACAGTCACGTTGGTTGCCGTCTCAGCTACCTTCACTGAATTCTTAGAATCAACCATTGTGAACTTGAGTGTCTTGTCGGTTAGGTCGACTACTGTACCATCAGGCCGCTTCAGAGCAGCAGCTATTGCAATCAACGTGTCGCCAATCTGCCGTGTTTGTTTTTGTACTGACATCACGCACCAATCAACGGGAAGTTTTGATTGTCTATACCGATCAACGGAAAGTTTTGATTGCTTGTACCCATCAAGGCGAAACTTTGATTGTCTATCCCGATTAGGTTGTATCGAGTCGTTACTGTAGCGACGCCTATACCTTCCTTTGCAACAAAGCTATGCACCATTCCTGGAATCCCCATCACCGATAATTCTGTCTGTTGCGCCATTACACGATCTCGTAGGTAGCCTCAAAGATGTCCGGTTTACACGGATATAGCTCGTCCTGAATGCCCTTGATGATCCAATCGTCCCACGAGATTCTATGAACGCCTTCAAGTGTGCCACAAACCAGTTCTGCCGCAGACTCGTGTCCGTCTGCGATAGGCGCGTCTGGGTCAATCCATACGGAATTTTCGCCAGGATCGGCCTGCCACGCTCTATTGAGCCATGCTGGCCACTCTGAATTGTCCCATCGACGTTCCTTGGTCATCTGAAACGCTTCAACCACTACTGGCTTTTTTTGATACTTAGGCATACCTAGTTCCTCTTTGATTTCTGTTACACGATCACAAAAGTGACCCCATCGGCTGGAGCACTGGTAATCGCCGTGAAGGTAAACACCTTGGTTGTGCCGTTATAATCCGTAATGTCCGTTGCTTGATTTTGCAGTGTCCCTGAGGTGAAAATGATAATCCGCCCGTTATAATGATCGTCTACAGCCGACAACGATGCGGTACCTCCACCTTTCAGAGTGGTAGTTGTCTCTGCATAGCCTGTATCTACACTGTCAACTACAACAGTTCCAGCAGACGCTGCAAGCTTGGTTGCCGCCGCCGCTGTCAGGGCGTCGGTGACTGCCTTGATTGCATCCAGTAGCAGATCGAGCCGACCATCGTCTTGCCACTCGTTGAGGACAAGCCCAACGGTATCGGCG